GGTAATTCTAATTTAATCTTTTCTTTTATCATCTCTTTTAGCTTTTGAAATTTTTGCAGTATCAATTAATTGTGGCACTCCTAGTATAGTTTTAATCATAGTATCTTGTCTTATGATTTCATTATCAAGACTTCTTACTCTGTCTATCAATGCAACTAAGATGCCATGTTGTGTGTCTAACTTTACACCTAGTCTCTCTTCTATAGCTGCTATCTGTGCTTCTACTTTTGCATCAACAGTATCTAGCTTTGCTTCCATACCATCAACAATACGTATGACTAACTTATAAATAAACCAACCAAGACCTATTGCTGCTGCTATAGGAAAACCAACTTCTTGAATAAAGACTACTACTTGTTCCATTAGTCTTTAGAAGTGTTAGAAGCTCCAAAGTAAAAAGATATAACAGCACTTGCTAAACCACCAAGATATCCAAGTACAAGGTTTATAAGAGCTTCAGAGTTCTGCTCTGGTGGTTGTAGAGTGACAAGAAATATGTATCCCATAAATCCACCTACAACAGCTATGCCCATAATACGGGCTGTCCAGTCTTTGCTAAACTTATTCCTAGCATCTTGACCGTCTTGTGTTTCTAACTTAAACACATCTACTTCTAACTCTTTCATCTGTACTTCAAAAGCTTGTTCAGCTTTTTTAAGTTCTAACATTTGTTCAGGTGTAGCTTCTGCTATTCCTTTCTCAATAGCTTTTGGAGTATTAGGAACACCTAACACTTCTGATATCATGTTAGCTGCCATTCCTCCCATCGGTCCACCCAAGGCAGTTCCTAATGTAGGTGCAACAGCTCCAACTATGTTTTTTAATAATCCTTTCATTTCATGCTCCTAATACCATTTCTTGTAATTCTTTACTACGTCTACCAACTTGTCCATACCAACGACTATCTTGCATTTGTACAGACATCTCTTTCCAGTTATGTTCTCTACAAGCTTTTAACATGTTACGAAACTTTGAAAGTCTTGTACCACCTAGATTAAAACACATGTTGACTAACACTCTCTGTATAACTTCTGGAAGCTTTTCAAAGTCTTCCTCGCTACCAAATACATGTATGGTTTCCTTGTAATGCTTTTCAAAGTCATCCTCATAGTACATGTCTACAACTTCTTGTGATACTTTAGTACCAACTTCCCAATCATATTCCGGGTCGTTAGGTTGGCAGAGGTGTCCAACTCCAAGAGTTTTATAACCTAGACTATCCATATAAATTTCTAACACTTCACCTTCGTGTCTCTTTATTTCAGCTTTGCAAAGTTCTATATCTAATTTATTATTTTTCTTGAAAAACATTTAATCCTAATTCCTCCATTTGTGCTGAGTAAGGTTGTCCTGTAAAAGGGTCTACTCTATTAGCTGGGTTTTCTTTTGTGTAGGGTACATCGTCTTTACCTTCTACTAGTCCTCCTGTAGATTTTAAAACTCTATCTTCAGGCTCTAACATTTGTTCAGCTAAAGGCACTACAGTTTTTACAATAGGAGTTTGTCTTTTAAGTTCTCCTAAAAATTCTTTCCCTGCTTCTGCAGGTCCTTCTTGTATAGCAGTGGCTGTAGGTCTTATAATAAAACCACTTAATATATCATCCATAAAACCTAAGACAGGAGCTAGTTGTTCTGCAACACTTACTCCATATCCTTGAAATTTTACTATGCTTTTAGCTTTATCAACCCACACAGTATTTAAACCAGATATACCTATGGTTTCACCTATTGTTTGCCAAGCTGTATCTTCTGCTCTAGCTTTTTTATATTCTTCACTACTAGATAAAGATACTTGAGCATCCATTATAGCATAGTATATAGGTAAAGCACCTATCATTCGTAAAGCAAGTGCAGCATCTCCTTGTTCAACTCTAGAAACTATAGCATTTGTTTGAGATGTTTTAGCTTGAGCCCAAGATAAAAAACTTCCTAAGAATTTTACATAGGGGTTTTTAGATTGAGAAAATAATCTTCTATTACCAACTCCGGGTATTAATGCATCTCTATCTGCAGCCTTTATGCCTATTTTAGTAAGGTGTATTTTACCAATTTTATCTTTATAAGCTTCGTCAATTGTTTTAAACTTACTTAAGTATTCAAAATCTTTTACTGATAATCCTGTAGCATCTATTTCTTTTTGCAATGCATTAGATACTTTTTTACCTTTACCAATTGTACCAGCTATATCCATTCCTCTGTGAGTACCTGCATCAAATGCAAACTCTCTAGCTACTCTAGTAACTCTACCAAGTTGTACAGCTTCAAAGAATTGTCTAGTTACTTCTATTGCTTTTCTTTGAACTTTAACTGCAGGACCTCTACCCATTAAAAATACATCAGCTAATTCTCTTTCTATAACATTATCAAATCTATTGTTGCCTAAAAACTTATCTAAGAATGTAGCATCTTTACCATCTATTTGTTTTGTACCGCCTCTAAGAGCTAGTTCTTGTGATAATTTAATTTCAGATTTAGCAGCTTTCCAAGCAGCTTTATATCCACTATTAGTAATGGTTTGAATCCAGTCACCCGTACTTGGTAAAGCTACTTTTCCTAACCTAGCAATAGCTAAACCAGACTGTAATAAAGTAACCGCAGACTGCCCTGCTTGAGTTTTAGGTAATGATTCAGCACCATAAACTCTAAAGTAAGCTTCTAAAGAATCTTTTATTTTTTGTTTTTCTCTGTCTGCTCTAGCTTTTATTCCTAGATTATCAGTATATAAATCTTTAACTGTCTTATATTTATTTTCAGGGTCAGCTAAATTTTTCATATACTTATCTATATCAGAAAATAAATCTTTTATTCCTTGACCTTTAGCACCAAAAGTTCTAGAAAACTCTGCAACATTTATAGTGTTATCGTTTAATTGTCTTAAAGTAATTAAAGGGTTCTGTTCAAATAAATCAGAAACATATGCTCTAGCTTCTTGGTCGTATAAAGTTCTTTTTTTACTAAAGTGTCTAGCAGCATTTAAAACAAAATCGCTGTCTTCTGATAAACCACCTACAGCATTTCCTTGAAATAAAAATTCAGAATCTTCTTTAGCCCATATAGAGTTATACCTTGCTGTAGAACTAGAGTCTAAGTATTGGTCAGCTATATTTTTAGCTTCTTTTTTACTTAACAATTTTAAAGTTGGGTCATTTTTACTTTGAATTATAAAAGCTTCTGCTAATTTATTTCTAACACTTACAAAGTTAGAACCGTCAATTGCTTTATCATTTAATATTTGAGTAAGACCGTAACTTACTTCATCTTCAAAATCTAAACCTGCATCAATAGCATATTGTTTAAATCTTGAAGTATAGTCTTCTATTTTTAAAGCTAGTATTTCTGCTTCTGCATATAGTTTTTCATCAAGCTTATCTTGTGGTTTTATAAATCTATTCTTAACACTCTTTTTTAAACCACGCTCATTGACAATTTTACCGGCTAGTTCCATAACATTAGTATCATGTTCACTAACCATATCAATTAATTCATTACGCCATCTTGCAGTTTGTTTCAATGCTTCTTCTTCAACACTTAAACCTTCTATAGCTCTTCCTAATTTAACTCCGCCACCTTGCATTTTAAACATTTTTGCTGCGTAGTTTACAACTGGAGCAGAGTAAGCCATTAAATCTTGTACATGTGAACCTGCAGTTATACTTTTTAAATGTAGCCAAATATTTTTTCTATACTGTATTTCAAATTCATCATTAGCTGCATTTTTTACAACCTTTGGTATAACTTCAAAAGGAGTCGTTTGTATTTTTCTTTGGAAAGCTCCAGCCATAAATCCTAGAGAAGCTAGAGTAATCATTGTAGCGTTAGTATCTCCTTCTTCAGTAAAAGAAGCTCCTACACCTGCTCCTATAATACCACCAAACAAAGGCTTAGTCATTTCTTGAACTAAAGCTCTAGCCATTCCTTCATTAAGAACATTCTTTTTAAACCCTTCAAGCATTGCTTCGCCTGTAACATCTACTAAATCTTTAGGAATTGTTTCTGTTCTCAAAACGTAAGACTCTACCATTAAGTCCTTTTCTTCTTTATCAAGCTTGTCAAGTTGTTTTTTGTATTTTACTTCTGGAGAAACTTTTGATAATTTATCAGTTTTATAAGATTCTACATCTTCTATTGTAGTTTTTTGTTTTCTAAATTTACTTCTTTCTGCCTTAATTTCTTTCTTTAAAAGTTTTATTTCTTCTAATCTTCTAGCTTTAACACCAAAGTTATCTACAATTTCTTTAGTATTTATTAGAGTATTTTCTGCAGCTTCATCTACATCTTTAATTAATTCTTTTCCTATAGGAGCTACTTTAGTTTCTGCAGGTATCTGCACTTTTTTAGTTACTGTTTTTCCTGCTTCGTCTAACACTTCTACAGTTTCATTTATACCTTTTTTATAAAAAGCTGTAACCACTTCTCCTACTGTAGCACCTGCTGCACCTAATCCCATTCCTAAAGCAACTGTTTGAGGACTTATTTCTCCATATAAAGCTTCTTCTCTTAAAGCTAAGTCAGCTCCAGCTACACCAGCTCCAGAAGCTATACTAGCAATTTTACCAGCTTTTGCAATTTTAGTCCAAGGTATTATAAAAGTTACTGGGTCAACTAGAGCCATAGTACCTCTACCTAACAATACTCCAGCATCTTCTTTTTTACCCTCAAACTCTGGAAACTCTTCAAATATTTTTTCTTGTCTTTCTTCTTCTATTCTTTTTCTAGCTTCATCATATGTCTCATCTTTATCTACTGCTGCTTGTAATCCTGACTTTATAATGCGATAAGCACTACCAATTGCTGTAGGTTCTTGAGCCATTCCGTAATCCATTTTTCTAGCTAAAGAAATATCATCATCTAATTCAGTAGAAGTTTCTACAGGTTCTTTATCTTTATATGAATTTTTGTACTCATCAGTTTCAAAAAAACTAACGTATTCTTTTTTTTCAGTAGGGGTAGTTGTTTTAGAAGAAGCCTGAAGTTGTTCTAGACGTTCTCTTTCTAATCTTCGTCTTTTTTCTTCTTCAGTTTCGTATTCTGTTTCTGTTTCTAAAGAATCTAGATATTCTGGAGTTTCAAAAAAACTTACATAATTGTTATCAGCCACTTTTTGTTTCCTATATTAAATCAGTTTGATTTTCTAAATCGTCTAAGAATTGTCTAACATATTTTCTATATTCATCTTTTGGAGTTTTAAAAGTTGTGGTTATATTGTTTTCTTTTTTCCACTTAGTAAATTTAG